GTGCAAGAGTCTATCGATAGCATGTCGGTATAAGGGGAAACTCTGCACTGCTTGTTATTTAGGATGGGGAATTATTCAAAAAGTAGACAAAGTTGGTAATGAGACGTATTCGGTAGATTATTGCGGGTTTTGTCGACGTTATCTTTAACTTTAAATACGAATATCGTGTGTCAATTACATGGTTAGCCTTAATACCCTATTTACACTTGGCATACTTGGCGCAGGTTTGCTCGCTTTCACTTCCCTAGGTGGTGCCGGTGGAATAGGTCAAAGGATTGGCGGCGGCTTTAAAGCATTCCAAGATAATTTAATTGGTGGCTTTACAGGTGCATTAAACCCATTTGGTGCAGCAGCAACATCAGGAGAACCACTAATTAATTTACAATTATCAAACGACCCTTTAAGATATACAGACCCGGGAACAGTAGCACAAAACCTACAGAATGCTATCGATATGAATACAGGACAACCAATCGGAACCAGTCCACAATTACCTGATGAATTTAATCAAGACACAGAAGGTGGTCAAGTCGACACAAGTCCGGCACCTCAAGCAACACCAATTTCAACCTCATTCCAACCTCAAGTTATATCGGGTGTAATATCCCCCGAGTTTGCAGCTAAATATTCATTCGTTCCACCTAAACAAGGGGCATTAGACGTTTCAAAAGCCTTTGAATTTATCAACGTAGGTAGTACATACAATAAACCAAACAGAGAAGCACGAAAGGCTTCTGATTATGGCGGTTATGGTTCAGAACAAACCCAAAACGATACTTTAGCGGGATTAATTGAAACTAATGCCGCAAAATATTCGGAGTACTTCTCATAATGGCTAAACCTAGAACTGCAAAACAAAAAGCAGCAACAAGAAAACTAGTAGCACTTAACAAACGTAAACGTAAAGGAACCACGAAGGGAATGGTACGCAAAACGGCTAGAAGAGCATTTGAAAAGCGCAAAACGTCAAAAACCAAGCGTAAATCGTCAAGTTCAAATAGAAGAACACCAATCAAAAGTATGGCAAGACGAAAACGTTCTAGCGTAAGACGTGCAGGTAGTTCAGCTAAAAACCTACTTACTTCAGGTATTGTAGGTAAAGCAGTAACAGGCATCGGTGCAGCAGCACTAGTCGGTACTGTAATGAACAGAATTTTACCTGGTAGTCCAATCACTGGAATAGCACAACCAATCGCTGCTTATGCAGCAGGCGGAGCAGTGGGTGCAGTAACATCAGTCATTCTTAACGGTGGTCTAGGTTCCATAACAGGTTTCTTAGGCGGACAACAAGCCGCAACACCATCAGTTGGCACAGTGGAGTTTGGAGTATAATGGCACTTCCAGTACAACGTACTTACATTATACCAGTACTTCCAGTCCTAAACGTACCTCAATTTATGACAGACCAACAGACCGGACAGAATAACTTTTTGATATTGACTCCAAATGTACTCCAAGACCTCGTTATGAATCCTGATGGAGGAGCCGGTGCAGTATACCGATTCCAACTAGTCAAGAATGGTAACACAACCCCAGTTCGTGCAGACAGTCCATCGATGAGTCCAACAACTCAAGGAAGAGTTCCAATAGGAAACGTTTCTTTGAGTCCGGGAAACTATCAGTGGGAAGCAACACAAACCGCAGTAGGTGCAGGTCTAGCAGTAGTTACAATCCTTGCAAGATATGCAAGTCCGCTTAACTAGGTGAGATACTCGTGCCGTTTAACTACACAGTATCTAACCTACCCCTTTTAGTTCCGATTAGAGTTATCTTACCTGCAGCAACTGCAAATCAAATTATATCATTCCCTGATAGGTTCCTAGGGCGTGCGGTCTCACTAAAGATTACCAATAATGACGGGGCAAACGTAGCCACTTATGCATACAATCAAAACTCACAATTCTCGACCTTAAATGCAAGTTCTTTTGACACTCTAGATGGTACTATTGTTAATTTCCTAGAAGTCAATACTGGTGCAGCAGGTACAGTTCTAGTAGAAGCTCAGGTCGCACCATTAATTGAACAAAAGGTACAAACTAAAACACAAGACACATTCTATTCAACAAGAGTTCCAACTACTGCAGAACAAAACGTCCTAGACCTAGAGGAGACAACCTAATGTCTTTCGGTGGTGGCGGTGGCGGTGCACAAGGAGTGACTGCACACTTTCATAACTCTGCAATAGCAGGCGAAGGTGGTAGTCTAAAAATGTCTAATGGAGTTAATACGACTCAATTTACTATAGGAACTAGCACCACTAACATTCCATTTGAGGCGACTTTGTAATGGCACAAATAATTACTGCAAAATCTGGTTATCCTACTATTATTCTTGATACTACAACAAGCGACAAAATAGTCACAGCCGGTAATTATTCAAATAATCCTAACACTAGAAGTATGCACGATGCGGCTACAGGAGCAAATTATCAAGTCCCTGCAACTCGTAAACTATTGATTACATCAATCACCGTTACTTTTGCCGGTGAGGACAACGCAAGCGGAACCGAGCTATATCTGTATAATTCAAATGCTGCAGATTCTGCAACGGGAACATTAATTCTGAATGATATGAAAGTAGAACCTATGTCAACAAATTATCCTTTACATTTTACGATGCCTTTTTACTGTGAAATCCCTGCCGGGAATTACGTTAATGTCGCAGAAGTTTCAGGTGGAAGGCTTTGGGCGGGTATGACCGGGGTTGAGACTGATGCATAATTGTAGCATTTGTAAAAAACCTACACTAGAACATAGTGCAGAAGAGGCACAAAGATGTTATTTTATTTCACGGTTAATGAATGTGAAAAGGAAGGTGGATTAAATGGAATCTTCACTAGCAGTATTAGGCTTATTACTTGCAGCAATTATCACCCCAATTTCTACAATTGCCTTACTCAAAATTCACAACGCAAACAAATGATTGAAGCGGCTATCGCTGTAAGTCTTGCAGTTCTAGGTCTTACTATCCATAATATGCGTTGTATACATAGAATAGAAAAAAAGATACTATTCTATATGTACGAAAATAAAAAAGAAAACCACGACTTAGAAGACAAATAACTATACTTCGACACGTACAGTTTCTTTATGTCTTACTAAGCCGGCGGTCTTATACGGGTTTGATACTTTTTTGCCTTTGGGAGTTGTCCAAACATCCATTTCAACTAACTTGTATTGTTTAGTTCTTGAACTGATGCCGGTGCAGTGGTCGCAAGGGTAATCATTACTCCCTATTTCGTAAGAGCAATATTTATTGCATTTTTTGCATCTAAAACGATAAGTCCTTAATTCTTCAATTATAAAATTTTCAGATTTATTATCGTCTAGTGCAGTGGAAACAGGGGAGTATTGATTCAATCTTCTTCTAATTCCTCGAATTCGATGTCGATTATACCCTCTGCAGGGTCATCAAAAGGTTTGAGACCATCTACAAAGCGTTCCATCGCCTCTTTACTGTCCCATTCGATTTTTAATAACCAAGTCATTTGGATTGATAAAACCCAGTGTTGATTAATCTCAACGTAGGGATATAATCGTCGTCAATTTTGGCTTTAGAGATACCTTGAACCATCGTTAACCATAAAGTTACTGCATTTTCGTAGCCTTGTATGGTCGTATGGTCTGCACTCATGTTCAAACAGTGGTTCAAACGGTTTATGCGGTCTTGTTGTGCTCTATTCAGCTTTATTGGTTCGGTTTTTTCGCTCATTACACATCTATACACATACACACATAAAAATATCTAGGTCAAATCTTTTTAATATATTATAACTTTCCATTGGAATTATAATAATAATAAGGAATATTCACCTAAGGATATGTGCAGACAGTCTTGTGTGTGTATATGGGTAATACATGGGCAAAAAGAGTAAATATAAGCAGATATTAAGTAAAAATGTATAAAATGAGATGTAAAATGTGTCATATTGTTGTAAAATATCCATCACAAACGACTAAAGATACCTTAACTTGCTTTGATTGTAGGAAACAAATTCATTATGTTAGGCAAATAGAGAGGTCGTATAATGATTGAAACAATTCTTAACGAAGTTATTATTCTGTTTGCTGTGGCTGGGGCTAGTGTCTCCGGTATCGTCATTACAAAAAACCTATTCAGAAGTTCGCCTTTACATGCAAAAGAAAGAAATAGATTTAATCTCTATATTGGCGATTTGGAAAAGGAAAACAAGAAGTTAAGAGGTGCAGTTAACCGTGCAAAAGCACCTTTAACCATTAAAGAGTTTGATGAAGAGAACCCTATGGGTGCAATTAGTGAGTTAATCTCAGGTCTAGCACCTATTTTGCCTGCATCAGTAAGACCATTTCTAAATAATCCAAGTGTTATCAAAGGTGCAGAGAAGTTATTACAAGAACATCCAGAAGAAATCAAAAACGTTTTATCCAAACTAGTTAACAAGAAACCTAATGCAAAAGACCAACCTCAAACAGTGCAAGAGTCTATCGATAGCATGTCGGTATAAGGGGAAACTCTGCAC